TTGAGTGGTCTGCGTTTCCAGAGATTTCTTTGTGACTCGTTGCATTTACGCCGCCATTGCCACAGGTTCGTCTTCTTCGTCGTCCATACCGGCGATCAGCGCATCGATGTCAACTTCGCCTTCAACTGCGCGGGCCTTGCGATTCAGATTGATAGTAGCCACCGTCATCGGACGCACCTCCCACAACGGACAGGCGCGAACACTGCAATCTTCAATCTGTTGCAGATAGGTGCCACCGGCCAAAGGATCATAGGTACAATCTTTACATTTGGCGCGTATCGCTTGCTTCAAAGATGCCATTTATAGCTCCTGCTGTGTAGCTTTTATTATAGCAGATTGGGCAAAGATGTCAACAAGGATATATCACATAGTTCTACTTGTTCACGCAAATTTGATAAATAAGATTATGACACAACCATTCACATATAGAATTCAGTTTATACCGACAGGCGAATATTATTACGGAGTCAGATATAGGAAAGGTTGTCAGCCATCCGATCTTTGGAACAAATATTTTACCTCAAGCAAGAAGGTAAAAAATCTTATCAGAAAATTTGGAAAAGATTGCTTTACAATTGAGATACGAAAGACATTCAAATATCCAGAAGAAGCAATTCTTTGGGAACATCGGGTAAATCGTTATACAAAAGAATGGACGAACTACCTCAACGAATCTGATGCAAAACACCAAGGAAGCAAATATTCATCTTCCGGTGGATTAGTATCAAAAAATCAGAAATCTGGATTACATAATCCAAAGAAACCGTGGCTGAAAGATTCTACCAAGGTAGATAATATAAAGCAGGGAAATCTAAAGGGCGGAAAGAAGACGGGCTCTATGCCGTGGTGGAATAATGGTGTAAGAGATACCAAATCAATAGAATGTCCCGGGGAAGGATGGATTTCTGGTATGATGCCAAAGGGACATTATTGGAATAACGGAATGGAACAAAAGGTATCTAATCAATCACCGGGCAGTGATTGGGTTAGGGGCGGACTTAACAGAACCGTAAATGGTCGAGAATGGTGGAATAATGGAACAGAACAAAGGATGGTATTTGAACAGCCAGCCGCCGACTGGAATAGAGGTAAATTATCGGGATCCGCTGATTGGTGGAATAATGGAACAGAACAAACGAGGCAAAAAGAGTATCCTGGTCCGGGTTGGCAACGAGGAATGTTGAAAAAGATTATTCCTTAATCTTCATGATGGAGAACGCATAGAAGTCACCGTCGCTTTCGTGCGACACCACCTCCAATCCGTGTTGGGCAAGTTCCTTATCAACCGCTTCCATCACATCGCTTGGATTTTCCTTCCAATCGCAGGAGAAACTGAAATTGCCCTCCATGTCTTTGTTAAACTTGACCTTTGCACCTTTACGCATATTCATTCTCCTATCAATTTGTTTAGATGTGATGCGTGTTTTTCTAGTTGTGGGCGATAATATTCCGCCACCACCTGCAGCGACCCCGCCACCGCCGCCGCCACCGCCACCGCCACCGCCACCGCGCGCCAGACCACCGCCGCCGACGATCTGTTGTACGCCGCCACCGCCGCCGGCGGCCAACATTTCCACCAAGACTCACGAAACTGATCTCCAGTTATCTCTCCATCAATGAAGTCAAATGCGGCTTGTTTGAAGTTGTTGCTTTCTTGGTTTGGATGTTTATCAATCACATCAGAAATAAACTTCTTTCGTAGATCGATTGGTAGTTGGGTGAATTTGGAGAAGTCGTTGGTTGTGTGAGCATTGATGAAATCATCCGCTGTGAATGTACCGTATTTGAGTGTATCAAAGATCATTTACGGGCATTCAGAAAATTTGGTTTCAGAAAGGATAGCCGGCTCAACGGGATCAAAGCGATCCAGCACGCGAATAACGCTGTCTGCAGCCTCTGGAATCACGAACGCAGTGAACTCACGCCCCTTTGGGGTCATACGGCCAGCATAGTAAAAATCAGCTGGTCGATCACCACTGTGCAATTGATCGCGCAGTGCATTGACAAAACTGGTGTTGGCAAATCCTAGGACGAAGATCTGGGTAGGATCGCCCCACACCTTTGCATTCAGCCTGTCGATGTATTGGCCTCCACCGTGCTGGCCTTCGCACTCACGGTAGGTGAACGAGAGGTTGAAGATTTGGTTGCACTTGCCGCAACAGAACAGTTTCATGATCTTACTCCATTCATCCAGTTGACATGCGCGTTGTGAGTTTCGCAGATGGCATGTGCAACAGAATCGCCCACATTGAATGCAACCGCCTCTCGAACTTGGATTGACTTCTTGCTGAACTCAATCTTCAATTCGACTGTGTCAGCAGTATAGATGCTACCATTGTCCACAACCCACAGGCGCTTGGTGATTGGAAGTTTCTTGCTCATTCGTAGTCATCCAGTAAATTGAGTTCGTCAGTCAGTTCCGTAACTTCCTGAATTTCGAGATCCTTTTCACGGGCAAATGCAAATTGCCGTTCATGCCCATGATGGTACGATGCCAACCCGACGTGTCTTTCTTGAATCAGGGTGTGCAGGCGGTTTGTAAGGTGTAGCACAATCGCATCACGCTGACCGGAAGTAATTTTCATTCAGCCTCCGCAGTCTCGGCCATTGCAGCAATCGGGAGATCAACGTCGCCGTAATCACGCCGGCCCGCTGCCAAACCATCAGCGAAGCCTTGATTGCTCTTGTGGTACAAATCCTGAGCAGGCAAAAGAACATCCTGATCTGCTGAATAAGCGCGACCATAAAAATATCCAATTGCGAATGCGATTGCGTAAGGGTTCATGGCGTATCCTTGTTAGTGCCCTTATTATAAGGCAGGACCTATTCCTTGTCAACTAATTTTTGATAGAATGAGCGCACTGCCTTCTTGGCCTTTCTTCTAATACCGTATATTCCGCCGTGAACACCGTACACAGCTCTAACAACCATAGTTCTAATTTTTGAGCTATTATCGATCGCCTTCAAAAGGCGATCGAAGGTTGGATTACGCTTACCCACTACGGCTTCCGCTTCAACTTTTCGACCAACACAAGTTGAAGGATTTCGTTAGCAAGTTCGTCTTCACCCTGAAGCAGAGCATCAGACCCGAGTTTACGCAACCCTTCCAGAATCTGATGAACACGGGCACCAACCTCAACCTTCTCATTCCGAAGGGTACGGAATTGATTTTCAATCTCTATTTCAGGCGCAGCATAAGCCGTAAAAAGGGATGGGCTGAAGGAAAAGGTTTGAGGTGATCCCACAACTTCGGAAGCATCCTTTGCTTCTTTCAGACCTAAGCCCGTAAGAGTACGGATAGCCTTGATGACCGCAACCTTGTTGAAATAAGTCTGCGGACAAACAATGGTGAAGGTAGTAGCAGTGGTCATTATTTCACCTGCCCCGGAACCCATTTCGGATCCTTCTTGCCCACGGGTTGGTACAAATCCCAACCAATGAAGTAGATCGGAACAATCACGGTTTCGCAGAACACAATCGACCAGAAGATTGACCAACCCGAAATTTCGTATTGGATGTTCAAATTGCGCATCTCATCCTTGTTGACAATACCATAGGTACCGTAAGTGATGCCATCAATGGTTTTGTCATCAGCACCGCAGGCAGTAAGGGCCAAGCAGGAGACAAGGGCAAGAGCAAGGAGTGAATGTTTCATATTGGTTCCTTAGTTGAGGATGAGGAAATGACTAACAATGTTTCCGGTACCGTTCAATTGTACATGAGCCTTAGCCCATTTGCCACCCTTCCAAACCTGATTATGAATAGAATGTTTAGAAGTAGGATGGTTGCCCTGACAATGCCCATCCTCGAGATGGTTAAAATCCCAACCATCCTTAGTCCAACGATACCACATTGTGGCACGAGGATGGAAGAGATCACCTACTTCGTTCTGAAGTGCAACAAATCTCTCAGAAAGAAAGTTATCGAAATCTGCCTTAGACTTCGACGCTTGCTGTTGCCAATTATCCATAATCATGTCTCATTTTAGCAGGGTATGCATAAATAATCAATGTTCAATAAATCCAAATATACCAAATGGTACCTATCAATTATTGATAAAGCTTCAAATAGAATTACAGATGAATATTGTGAAAATCATCACATAACTCCAAAATGCTTAGGTGGTACAAACAATAGGGAAAATATAGTAAGGCTCACCGCAAGGGAGCATTATATCTGCCATCTCCTACTTACAAAAATGGTGTCCGGTGAAGCAAGAAAGAAAATGGTATATGCCTTTTGGATTCTCTCTAACCGCACCTCTAATAAGAACTCACGAACCTATCAGTCGGCAAGAGAGGCTTTTTCCATTGTAATAAAACAAAGAAAGCATACCAATGAAAGTAAAAGAAAAATGAGCACTGCCCAAAAAGGGAAAACTATATCTTCGGAACAAAGGGAAAGACTTAGAGTCCTGAATACAGGAGTAACAAGAAACTTCTCCGATGAACACCGTGCTAACCTTAGTAAGGCAGGAAAAGGCCGTGTTATTACAGATGAGTGGAGAGCAAAAATCTCTGCAACCAATAAAGGGCAAGGTGCAGGAAGAAAACTCTCCGAAGAAACTAAGGCTAAACTTTCTCTTGCTCGGAGAGCGACTCTTGCAAGGAAAGCTTCTTCTGTAAGCGAATCCATGATTTGTAAAACACAGGACCCACATCCATAGAAACATAGTCGGATGACTGCATTCCTTGTTCGCTGTAGGAGATGTTCTCTACAGCCTTGATGCTGAATCCGGCAGCACGCATTCCTGTCTTGAATTCCTCCATCCATTGGCGATCAGTATAGATCAAACCATGCCCCGGAACATTCCACGAACCACGCGAGAAACCAAACGGATCAAAGTAAGCACAAAGCTCACCATGGAAAGGATCTTCAGGATAATAGTTCAGGCTGGAATAACCAATGTCCAAACGATTGATGATGACGAGGCGCTGCTCTTCCGACCAGTGGCCTTTACCATCGGTATTGGCTTCGATGTTGACTTTCATGATTAGGTACACCTTCCTGAGTATTGAGCAACCATGTACCAATCCGGAGCCGTTGCATCCGTATTGTACTTTGCATTGTAGTCTTTGACATGCTTCTTAGCTTCCGCTTCGTCGTCAAAGTACAAGGTTTCGTCGATCCGTGATCCCCACCCGCGCTCATATTCAACGATATCAACGCGGTATGCTTTGGGAGGAGTTATTTGTGCCATGCCCTTATTATAGCAGCATTGTAGGTATAGTCAACAGGAATTTTACAAAGAGAAAAGCCTACCTGCTGGACGTTCCAGTCTTGGTAGGCTTCATTGTTTTCACGCTGTTGGCTTCCGGATGCAGTTGCCAATCCCCGCCTCGCACCTTCTATGGGTCGGTTGCTTACGCATCCTTCCCTCCAGTGTTCTCGAGACTACTTTATCTATAAATTATCATATAATTAATTCATCACCACCCGCGCCGGTCGCGTTACTGGGAGTGGACGGGTTTCTTAGGCCCTTCAAACAATTAGGTTATTAAAATTCACTTGAATATATCTCCACCATGCCGATGATTCGGGTTTGGTTTACTTCAATCTAAACACAATACGGTTCAGTGAATAGGGAGGATAACCGTTCACACCGGCTTCCCGAACAATCCTACTACCTATCACCAGAACTTCGGGAGTATAAAACACCCGGCAGTTCCGACCGTTTCGTCCTTCCTGGACTGATCACTTGTGTACTTTCCGGCCGTACAGTAGGACCGGATCTACATGGGGCTTTGTGCCATTTACCCACACGATACACAGACAGGAATAAAATGCACCTGCTGCGGCACCCTCTTTCGAGTTACCATGAGTGTTTTTCGACTCTCCAGTCTAGCCTGGGATCCTAACCACTGGCCAAAGAACGCTGGAAGGGCTTTCACCTTCTCATCCCCGCATCTTTATAGAAAATAAATTTTCTATAAAGTTACATCCTGTGTCTTGGGTGGGGCAGGATGATACGCCTTTCGGCATAGTCAGTTATCCATTGAATCCGAAAAGCGAATCGTACACGTCGAGTAAATCCTCATCCGATAGATTCGGTAAATCTTTGACGGTAGTTGGTGATGCAAATTCCAGATCTGAAAGATCTGCACCATCAGTGGCGGCGGCGCGAATCTTGTCTTCTATAAGTTGTCTCATCTTTCTTCCTTATTTATTACAAAATCCCTTGCTTTGGTCTTGAACCAAACGATAGGCGGTCAGTCAAACATGCTTGCAGGGTTCTTCTAACGAATACCTTCAACCTACGCATCCCCATTCAAGGGCGTATAAGAAACTTATTGCTGACGACTGAAAGGCTACTAATGTGCTGAGGTCTCAGTCCACCGATAACATCAGTCCTCTTCCAAAATGCAACGGAACTTGAAGAACACATGACTTTGCACCGCCATATGCCTTCTCGCCAATCGCCAGCAATAAATTCCCTAACTTGATTCTATTATGCGCTCTTTTATTTATACTGTCAAGCGGTTATTTCTTGTAGCAACCGTGAACTCGGGCAACAATGTAAGCACTTCCATCACCGCCGAGCAGCGCGCCACGCAATTTTTCACGTTGTTGTTCAGTCTGGCGAACAATGTCGGCCCTTGCATTTTCACAGCTTTCTCTGCTGAAAAATTCTTGACTGATCGAAGTTCCACCCGACGAGCTTGTAAACCCAATCACCATAATAAGAATGAAAATGTCGCCCATGATATTACCCCAATTGATAAGAAAATTCTTTTACCGCGGCGCGCTCAGCTTCGGTAAGTTTCAAAAAAGCATCCTTAGCAAGCCGAAGTCTTGTTTCACGAGCCAAATTGTGCTCATGGAGCCGCTGAAGTCTTTCTTCTACCATTTCTAATTCCCACTCCTCAGTTTCATAAGTGAGTGTATCATCGATGACCACGTACGGCCATGTTCCTTCCCTATCCCAATGTCCGTATTCAAAATGAACCGATGGACCAGTTGAGGTAAGAGTGATATTGGTAGCCACACCAAGCAATTGTGCCAATGCTGTGGCATCCATAATACGCTTAGGAACACTTTTTCTATATTCCTCTACCTGAAGCAATGCTGCGCGTGTTGCTTCAGCATTGCGCATTTCACGTTGTTCTTTGGTTTCTCTTGCCATAGTTATATTTTACGTGATACCAGAGCATGAGTCAAGTCAATCCTTGCTAACTCTTCGGCAATAGCACGACAAGGATTCTCGCCCAGGTAGAGCCAGTTATCAACACCGCCGATTACCTTGCCCTTCTTATCCATCCGCGGAAAATATCCTTCACAGAGTTCATCAGTCATGGAAGAAAGGAAATCCTCAAGGCCAGCCTTACTGCCCCCACATTGGAAGAAGTATTTTTGCACACCATCATCCAACCGTGTGACTACAGTATGCAAGTATCCATCTTGTCCCTGATGCACCAAATAGATATATTTTTCCATCATGATAAATCTGTACTCCGTGCCTTTGTATAGTGTGCATTCAAATCCTCAAGTGTCCAACCGGTTTTATGAAGTTCATCATGTAGTGATTTATTGTTCCAAAACCTATGATAAATCTTCATAACATCGACTATTGGCACTCTTCGAAGAGCATTGTAGGTATCATCTTCAGTCATTGACATGTTTCATACTCCTTTATCAACTTATTCAGATGTGATGCGTGTTGTTCGAAATATGGACGATAACGAGGCGCCGACGCCAGCCCCCGGCACGCCGGCGCCACCACTACGACTGCCGCCGCCACCACCGTAGCCGCCGCCCGCTGCCAATATTGATGGCAAGCATCACGAAACTGATTTCTGTCTATCTTTCCATCTAAGAAATCAAATGCGGCTTGTTTGAAGTTGTTGCTTTCTTGGTTTGGATGTAAATCGATCACATCAGAAATAAACTTCTTTCGTAGATCGATTGGTAGTTGGGTGAATTTGGAGAAGTCGTTGGTTGTGTGAGCATTAATGAAATCATCTGCTGTGAATGTTCCATATTTGATTGTATCGAAGATCATATATTTTCCTCAGCAGTTGGGATTTCGGTCGATGTCGTCCTGTAGTCCATCCACATATTCTTTATATGTCCATCCAAGCCGTCGAAGAAGTTTTATATCTGCGCCCATATTGCTTCTTCTTTTTCGAGCAGCCATGAGTTTACTATAGACTTCATTAAAGTCCAATCTTTTCAATCTTCTAAATGTATCTTCTTGAGTCATTATAATTTCTAAAAATAGCAGTCGCGAATGAAAGAGGGGCTTTTCTTTACAATCGTATCATTCCACTGCCAGTGTTTTGGTTCTTACGGACTATAGGATGCCTCTCGGCAGACGCCCTTACACCACAACTACAAGAAGTGGCTACCGGCCGTCACACCTTTTCAATTCTTTCTCAAACTCCTCATAAGTCCATCCATGTTCCTCTAAGCAAGCAACCATTTTTTCATGCATGCTATTTCCTGGGAAACGATGGAACGATTTTTGGCAAGCTTCATAAAATGTGATACGCTTTAGCCTGCGAAATGTATCTTCTTCAGTCGAGGTTTGCATAAGGTCCCATCCGTTCTCTTGCTTCCATTACGAATTCAAACCATGTCCAACCATGTAATTTCATAAACGGAATTCGTAATGATTGATCACGACTTATTTCGTCGCGCCACCATTGTCCATGAATCCGCAACATCTCATCAAAGCCCGGTCTTGCTAACCTCCTAAAGGTATCATCCTCGGTCATATTTCAAACGCCCGTTGTTTTGTATTGGTTATGACTTCTAATTTTTCCTGATTAGTCATTTCCGACCACCGTGCTATTTCTTCAATCGTTCTGAAACATCCAACGCAATATCCCAGCCGAATACTCATATGGCAGATATTTATACACGGGCTTGGAATTTCATTCGGAGGCATCAATACCATCCAAGAATGTGAATTGTGGTCGTCCGTTTGCCATAATCAACAAGCATTCGTTGACGGATAGTTTCCCTGAGTTCAGTCGCATCAAGTGTATTGATATCACCGATGTAGGGAACCTTGACAACGGTAAACGAACCATCATCGAAGTGTACTTCTGTACGGATCTTACCTTCGCCAAACATCTTCTTGATGAAATCAAACATAGCTTCTTTCTAAGTGGTGCGGGCCCCGGGACTCGAACCCGGATGGATTTCTCCGAGAGATTTTAAGTCTCTTGCGTCTGACCAGATTTCGCCAGGCCCGCCTTCTCTGCTAATTCGATAATACGCTTGGTTTCCATATCTTACAAAGTCACATTCGGTAGGCCATGCTCGGCATTGATTTTCTTGCAGAGCTCAATAACCTCACCCTTCGTGCTGTGGCGAGTCCGAATACCCTCGAACATCATGTAATGCTCACACTCGCATCCTGGATGCTGAATGTAACAATAATATGCCGACGGATATTTTTGAATCATCTCTATTCCTAAAAGATGGTAGGACTTACCAATTGCCTACCACCTGCGGTTTACTGCCTTCACACGGTCATTACATTTTACGATCATTCTGGGCAACGGTCAAGCTGGCCTGCTTCTTCTTTTGAGGCTTATAGAATTTGTGCCCGTAGATTACAGCAGTCAATCTAAATTCCTTTGACCATTCTGGATACTCATATCCAAGGGCTTCCATCGCCTCGGGCGCAAGATAATGTGTAGCACCCTTGGTCGGATCCGGAACCTTCTTCCTCATTACCGCTTGAGCAACTTCCACAGCCTTGGGCCAAGCTTCAGCATCAATGATATTTTTATGCTTAGGTTCAATGTACAGACTCAGCGCAGCAGTCTTGAGCGCAGGGTTGTCATTAAAGATGCTGTATTGTTTGGGGGCAAGAACTACGTCGCAAACCGTGCGGTCTACAGCACGATTCACAGCAGTGTAGGCCACTGCCACCTGGCCAATTTGAGGCTCCCCTCGAGCTTCGCCGTAGATCATAGTGGCGAGGCATTTTTCATCCTTTAGATTGTATTCTTCCACAATCGTAGGCTCACCAAAAATGATCTTACCCGTGATAGGTGGTGTCATTGCTGGTGCTAGTATTGCTGGGGAAATGGCAAGTGATAGGAGTAAACATCTCATAGTCCTATTATGCTACAATAGGATATAGATGTCAACAGGATAAAGATAAAAATGGTAGTCGCGAAAGAAGTGTAGTTGCCACAAGGTGACCCGTAATAACCTTCCACTACCTGTGTGAATATTTCCCCACCTTGATAATCGCGAAGAGTAGAGCGGCGCATGAACTTAATCAGCAGGGATTCTCTTCCATTACCAGTTATACTCCATACGGAGTATAACCTAAAAGTTGGTAGTCGCGAATAGATGGAAGTCTCAAGTGTAGACCGATATTATATTCCACTACCAGTGTATATTTGAACGCCAGTCCACTACTCTGAATCATCAGACATACACCTTTCTAAAAGTTGGCAATCACAGAGCAGTGGCTGGGTTCGGTCCGGCACCTTCCTACCGGGATAACCCGGGACACCTTTCCTTAAGCATACTCTTATTGCCTGTACCGGGAGCTCGGCACCTTAAAATTGGCAGTCGCGAAATCAGTGATGTCTCGGCCGCGGTATCCAACCCAAACTTAGTACGGGCCTCGCACCTACAACATATAATCTCCACTACCCGTGCCTGGATGAGGGCACCTTTTTCCTAATGAACAGATTCTGCCGCATACCATCGTGAGATACAACATCTTAGTAGAGCGATCTGGAATAGCCCTGTTCCTCGGCCAGCGATTAGGAAATCTTTGAATTCGTCATCTTTGCTTTTAATTCCTCCAGATAGATAATACGGCCTTCGTACCATTTAACGTGCCCAGGCTGCGCGAGCTGACGCTCACCCATCAAAAGACTAACCTTGCAATCATTGATTTCATCACTGAGTGCTCTGAAAATGGTCTCAGCCTCCTCATCCGTAACAATGAAATTAAAATGAATCACTCTACCGGATCCTTAAAGTGTTTGATGTTATAAACCAGCACACCGGCCATGTTGGAGACTGATTGCAGTATACACGCTTCTTCGGGCTTGTGTGCTTGGAGATAGATGTAGGCAGTATTCAAGTCACGGTAGATGCTCATCATCTCATTTGACAAATAATTCCATTCCTCCTGCGTGTTACCCTCGGAAACTTTGCTCCGGATAGCAAATGTACGCTCTCGAATGTCCCCAAAGAAACCGGCCTCTTGAGCTCGCCCTGCATTACTGAGCATCACCATGTATGCATAGACACCGGAGCCTACTTCAGTGATCATGCTTTCCATGCCGCGGATGATAGTGAGCTTACCGCGCTTAAATGCCATGTAGTCGTCGTGGTTCATATTAGACAATCGAAAATGTAAGTTTCTTCTTCCCCATGAATTGAGCAAGGTGATCATTCACCCTCTCGCAGGCCCATTCGGCCTCCTCAACATCCTTGTAGGCACCATTCAATGTGCCTCTCACCCATTCGCTGTAGCGATAGAGAATGCCCTTCCATCCGCCGTTATTGTTGGAATAGCACATATAGGTAATGTGCGTGGGTGTCTGCCACAGGTCAACTTCTTTGCACTTTAGGTTCATGCTCATAAAACTGTTCCTTTCTATTTTGCATCAGCAATGTAAGTAGGCCGATGCTTACTCGAGATAAGTATAGCATGTCAGAGAGAAAATGGTCAAATGGTGCAAGCAGAAATAATGGTAAACTCGGCGGGGAAATTATGCGTCAACGACGTATTTCCGAATATGAAGCAAATCCTAAAATGTGCAAAGGATGTCAGACTGTTTTAGTTTTCGGTAAGCATCATAATACATTCTGTTCTCAATCGTGTTCTGGCAGGTATTTTGGGAAAATAAAATCCGATAACACCGTACCGAAACCTCGCACTTATCCTAAAAAGGATAGATCCCTTCGACCACCTTATTCCACTCTATATTCGTGTGTCTGTAAACACTGTGGATATAGCTGGCAGAATAGATACTCAAAGAAGTATTGTGTAGATCATGAGGATTTATACAGCCATAATGGACGAGCACTATTTTGGTTTACATTCGGAATATCATCTTATCCAGACCTGTTTGATGGAGAACTTATTAGGCAGCACGGTATGCGTAGTAAAGAAAATCCAAATGGTGTCACAAGAGATCACAGAGTAAGTGTAAATGAGGCAATAAGAAACGGATATGATCCGTATTATATTACTCATCCACTAAACTGTGAGCTTATGTTGTTTGATGAAAACAACAAAAAGAATGTTACCAGCTCGATAACATATGAAGATCTTGTTAGGCAAGTAAAAGAATATGATAGGATGGTAGGCCCTGAAGGAGTCGAACCTTCGCCTGACGGTTATGAGCCGACTGCTATTACCACATTAGCTTAGGGCCCACTATCCTATCACACTCTCTTCACGCACTACAGAAGATTGCCCAGCAGTCGTATTCCGACGAGAAGAAGGCACCGCCCTCAATAAGTGCCTCGTTGAAATAGATGTGTTCATTATCCTCGCAGAAGAGCAAGATGTCGTGTTCAGCATTACATTCAATCTCAATGTTCTCATCGTGGAACACCTTCAGAATGGCGGCAATTTGTTTTCCGTTTGACATATCAATACCTTAGGGTGAGTCCATGTTTATCTGCCAAAATCTGTGCAGCTGGAATATTATCAGCATCCCTTAGCAACACAATGAAATCAGACACATTGTTCCATTCGGCATTGGTAAATCCTTCTACCGGTTGAAACTTTTGTGCCAACTTCAGTACATCAAGTTCATCGCGAAGAATACCATCCAACCTATCTTGTAATAGAGCGGAAGCAAAGAGTTTGACTTCTTCGAAGAGTCTCATTTTGCCTTCGTCGCACGCTTCATTCCGCGGGCTTCCTCTTGGGCAACATACCAATAAAGCAACTTGGATTGAACTTGGTCGGCAACGCTTCCATATTCGGGATCATGCCTGAAGCGCAACTTGGTATCTGCCCAAGTCTTACGCTTTAGGAAAGCCTGGACTGCCGCACGATGCTCCTTGTTGGAAGGATCAAATGCGATAGTGACCGGATTCTTGAGTAGCATTTTAGTTCCTTGTTTGGTGCGACCGGAGGGATTCGAACCCCCGACCGATCGGGTAGAAGCCGATTGCTCTAATCCACTGAGCTACGGTCGCAATTGTTTAGCTGAAGACGCCCGAGAGGATCTGAATGTAAGGAATCCACAAATGAATGCGAGTGGATTCATTGATCAGAAGATAGTCGAATCTGTCCTTGAGTGTCATAATTAGCTCCTTAGTGTCTTATTGTAGCAGCATTTAGCTACCAGGTCAACCTATTTAGTTATGCCAAAATCAAGAATACGTAAAGAATACTCAAAGGACGAGACTTACAAAGCGATTAGGCGCATTCTAGAGAAAAGGGCACAGAAGCAGAGATCGAGATTTGAGCTCTGATTTTACCTCAAAAGGCGTTGTAAGTTGTTGATTTATATAGGGTAGAATTTACCCTATCATCATCCTAAGGGGTAGGTAGTGAGACTACAGATCACCACGCATATAACAGCCAAAACGATTGTTCAATTCGTCATTAGCCTCGTACCATTCGTTTGACATGAATTCGGAAAGCTCGATAGCTTCAGACGCTTGAATAAAGGCGCCGACTTCGTTTTCGGGAATGGAATACCAATGGCCGTTAGCATCCTTCTTCAGGACATTTTGGCGTGTTGCAAGTGTTGTGTTCATGTTTGTATTTTAGTTGAATCAGTTAGGTTGAGCAATAGGGTTAGGGCTTACGATGGAACTTATTCCAGCGCACATAGCCAATCTTCTCACCGTTCTGTTTGATGGTGATCGGAATCCCAATTGCCCATGCAGCAGCAAAGATGGCAAGGAAACAACCAAACATCACCAGAAAATAGAAGCCGAAGAAGATGATGAATGCCACTGCCAATAGACAGAAGAGCAATATCCCGGCCAATTTCAGCAGCGTTGAAAACCAAATCATTATCGTGCCTTTGTGGGAATAGCCAATGCCGCATCAAAGTCGCGGATGACAAAGGCCTTGTTGAGGAAATCAATCGCATTGGCTTCGCTTTCGAATACAGGGTTTGCCCTATGAGGCAACGCTCTATATTGTGTCATGTAGGAAATTTGAATGAATTTGGGCCCGTAGACATTGACCACACCATCCAGAACTCCAGTGCCGGCAGCGACATCAGCAAAGAGTACCGAATAATGATTACCAGCCTTGTTGACATCACCGCCGTAGGGGGTCGTAAGGCGATTGTCCCGAATGAAATCGGCAATCCGTTGGGCAAGTTCTTGTCGTGTGCTCATTTCGTCTCCTTTGAGCCACTATTATAACAGCGGCACGACCACGTGTCAACTAAAAGATTTGGTAGAGTATCTCCTGAGGTGCTCGACTTTCACGCGCATTATACGCCATTAGCGTAGGAGATCAGTGCTTTGGATATCTTACCGCTTGTAACGATACCCTACCAGTCTTCAATGTAAAGTGCCCTTATTACCTGGATTGCCCTCAAACGAGTCATCCAGTGTATCATCGGCATCGTTTATGAGTTCACTGAAGCGTTCATTGATGCGTTGATATAAGGCATCCATAGCCTTCTTATCTTCGCGTTCATTGCGAAGCATCATCCGAATAATGTTGCGAGCATGTTCGGGTTCCAGGTCCTGAATGAGTTTCATCTCGCCTTGTTCAGTGGTCCAAACTTCATCACGGTATTCTTTACCATCCAGGGCGGTATACATCTTGTGTTCCATCCACTGGACCAGGTAAGTATTGTCCTTGGTTTGAGCAACAGTAATGGCCCACTTATCTTCGGCCATTAGTGGGTTGACAATGGCCTCGGCTTCTTCAATTGTTTTTACTTCAATCTTCATTGGGGCCTCGGCTTATCTCTCATCTTTCATACGATCGCGGATTGCATCAGCATAATCAATCCAACGATCTGTAATAAGATGGCCACCGGCATCATAAAGACCTCCGGGCGAACAATTACCATCACCGTCGTAATAGTCATCCTCGAAGTCTTCAAAGTCCGAGTCTTCAAAAGTGGGATCGTCTGAAACTGAGATTGGATTTAGTGTAGTCATGATTGATTATATGTTGTGAGTGATTTAGTGTCAACAAGATAAATGATGATATGAAGATCGACCAAGACCAATGTTGACCATGGTTCTATGGCAACAATGTCATCCTATGAGGTGATTGATTTCAATTTGAGAAGGTTGGTAAGCGCATACTTTGGATGAAAATTGTAACAATTTGTAAGTAGGAAGAAACTCTGATGAATCCTTATTCGTCAGAAAGTTTCACGGTTTTCAATTTTGTCGGAATCCGACCCTTTTCAATATCCTTTTCATCCTGCTCGCGGCTGTGTTTATCACACAGGGTCCTGATCCACCCGCCACTACGACGCTCACCGGGAGACCCACAGACCTCGCAAGTTTGCGATGCCATTGCTTCGGCAAATGTTATATAGTTTTCTACTTCTTGCGATCCGCCATCAACGTAGAATCTAAGACCTCCAAATTTTTCCTTGACTTGCACTATGGTAGGAAGCTTTTCTAATTCATCAGCAACGGCCTTCTCCAAATCCAATAGCGACTGATTGAATTTAGCACTTGGATTTTCTATCGCATATTTTAGGCGCGACTTGGCTACTCCAACCTTGTAGGATATTAGCCCGCAAAGAGTGTCAAAAATATTGTACCAGCCTTCACTGATACTCAGTTCAAAGTCTCCCGATTTTTGGAATAGCTCAGGCCATCGTTTGGCCAAATCTTCAAATTGTTGTTCAGTCATAGTTTATTGTATGATGTTGTATGTTATAGGTCTATAGACAAGATTTTGGTACAAGATTCCTATGCAGGAATGCTATTTAGATTTCCAAATCTGAGATAGAAATCTGAGATGGAAAATCTCAAATATAACGTGGACACAAGGAATTATATAAGGTTGTGTTTTTATCTACAGGAAACACTGTTTCCGCATTAGTAGGATACTCAAGTCCTCCTAACGGTTTCATTTCACGAGTAGGTTTTTGCTCTTTGAAATAATAGTCTACGACTGGGGCAGTCAATCCAGATTTACAATCTATCAATAGTGATTTTACAACACTTTGAATGATCTGTTCTTTTCCATTTATCATCATTTTTGTAGGAAAATCATAGGAAAATAATAGATCGGCTGTGTTGTATTTCTTATCTTCAACACCACTAATTGTTATTAGACTATTAGCATCAATGAAAGCTTTTATGCCAGGTATTTTAGATCCGGATATTGATTGCCAACTTATCTCTTTCCTTTTTACCATTGCATCGCCGCCGGCAACGGCCAGAGAGAAAATAATAGATGATATTAGTGTAACAATAAGAAATATTTTTATCACGTCGGTAATCTCCAATACGGTTCAACCTTTGCCCCTTGGTACTTCAATGCGACCATCATTGCCTGTTCCTTATCTAATGATAACAGATAGACAATAAATTCATTTTGTGAGTATTTAACCCACCCATGTTCGTGATAATTCAGTTGTTCGTATAAGAAAACCTCAAAGTCATTGGAATTATCATATGGTATGAAAACAGCCGATAATTCTTTCACTTATGTTAGAAACCTACATCGTTATGCCGTATTTACCTCTTTTTTACTAATGTGTGGTTTGATCAGAATATCAGGAAAGATGATCTTTAGTACGAGCAAATCTTCAGGAAGCAAATCGGAAATATATTTTGTCAAGTTATCGGAACAAGATAATCTATATCTAATTCCTCTTGAAAAGAGATGGTGTCCAACGTCAAGTGGATACATTGACCACGGTTCGGTAATTTCGTATTTCAATCTAATATCCAAGAAAAATAACTGCGAACTTTATTCTGCAGCTTTAGAGAAGAACGATTCTGGATGATATCGACACCATCAACAGATAATTTGATTGCTGATAATTCGTGTTCGTCTATCAATACTTTATAGGTCTTTTGGAGTTTACCAGATATACCGCTTGGATCAATGTATCCATATTTTTTTAATTCTTCGGAGAAATCAGCGCCTAAGGTATAGGTAATACCCTGTTCGTCTAAATATTCGCCTAATGGGCGTCCAAAGGGAACAAAGGCTTGGACAAGTGTATAATATTGTTTCATTCGTCAAAGGGAATAGTTGCGTGGTGAACTTCCATGATCATATATCCATTACCATTGTCGGCCTCGTAAATCATTTTGGTTTTACCATTTTGTACCTTATCGATATTTGTTGCTATGGTATGATCGATATCGCATCCAAGCAAAACTAACATCGTAGATTCTTCTTCGGTAACATCGGCCACATACAGATGGGAATGTGCCATAACAGGATCAAATTCTATATGACGAAACTGATCGAATTGCTCCTGGGAATGATTCATTGTTCTCCAGCGGCTAAGATCGAAGACAGTTATCACTATTGTGGACCCATTTTTAGTATATCGAAGGTGATTTCAACATATTCCCAATTCCATTTTGCGTTTGGTGTGTAATCTCTCGGATTACCTTTACGCAATACAAATCCAAGCCACACAACTATTGTTGGATCAGTTTTCATTCGTACAGGCATCCAGGCAAATTTCTTATGCCATTTCGTTCGCTTCTCGAACCGATCCCGGAGCCTCTGCTCTTCAGTTAATATGGTAAATCTCATGGCGTTGGCGGTTGCCCCATTGGAACATGAACCGTAACCTTGATAGTATTCTTGTCGTGGAGTTCCTTCTCCTCGGCAAGCTCTTCCTCTGTGCGTTCACGGCGGATCTTGACAAACTTCATGCCAAGGCGGAAAGTAAGAGCAGCCTCTGGATCCATCTCAATGATCATTTGGCGATCAAGATACGGATCATTGGCATCCTCCGGTTTGTGGTCCACCGGACGCACTTCCTCGAGGATGTTATATTCAGATTCATCCAGACGGCTAAGAACTTCACGGAACTTACGCTCATCTTTGGGGTCAAATGTCATTACATATTTCGTCATAGGGTTACTCAAGTTGATAGATTTAGTTTAGCACTAATCGGCCATAAGATCAACTCGCTCGTTATAGGAATCAAGCTTCATCAATCCAATCAAATTAAACGACAATCTCATTGACATTGTTTCACCGTGTGTCAATCTTATGCTATATGTTATGCTTGGTTGATTAGGTCCCAAATCAATGCTAGTCAATGTATTCTTAATTCTATTAAATGATAGATAATTAGAAAATCTCTCCTGATCTTCTGTTCTTATGCGAATAAAATACATGGATGATTTCATTGTGATTTATATTCTTCCAAAGAACCGTGTGGAAATTTTAGAAAAGCCGCCAATTTATCTTCATCATCTTTAATTTCAAATAATATCTTATAGTTGACTATATATTGAAAATGTTCATTATTTACGCCATAGATACTAATTACCTTACATGGGGTAAATCCATATTCCAGAATAATTTCTTTGGCTACTTCTAAAGGAGCCCATGCTTCACATGTAATTGCTAAGGTTCTCATTTCTGTTTATAATCTGTCTGGAAATCCAACTTGTGCCTAAGCTTCACAGATAATGCCTGCTCTGGAGACACAATGACACCAAATCTAATAACCGTTTGTTTGGTAATCCAATCATAGTGTTCTTCATATCCAGGGAAGATTTTTTGCTCACGCAGCCACTCAAGTTCGGCTGCTTGATTTTCCTTGTTGACATGATAGATTAGAGTAATCATTACCGTTTCCAGACATTTTTAGATCCAAATTTCAATTTTAGAAAAACTAAGTCTTCTTCGGGTACCTCAAGTATAACGAGAACCTTTCCACTACCGGGTGTAAAATGTGTTCCTATGATCTTAAGACTTTTATCCGACAGAAAAGTCGGATAATCATTCCTATCAATCATCAAGTTAATTGCTATCAAGGCCTTTAACCAACCTTTCCATATCCGGAATGCGAGTCTTTGAATTCTTGCTTCCAAGCAATATGAGTATTCGTTGTCCGGCATTTGTATTTAGGATCATAACAAGGCATCCACCTGCCGGTTTTGTATAACCAGTCTTGGATAATGAAATGTCAAGTGTATTTGTCAGTGGATTGGTGTTCTTTACCTTGATAGATTTACCATTTGTATGAATTTCAATAAATGGCATACTGGATACATGTGTAATAACAGGATCTTGGGCTGCTACAATCATTAGTTTGAGAAGATCGTTAGCGGTGCTCGTATTCTCGGCTGAGAGCCCGGTAGGTTCCGAATAATGTGTACTGAACATTCCGAGTTCATTCGCACGGGCATTCATTTTATCGATACAATCTGGGAGATTAGTACATAATACCTGAGCTGCAAGATTATCGGACTTCACCAGCGCCAACATCAATAGATCTCTGCGTGTTAGTGTTTTTACCTTCTTTGGAATACTACTTTGAACTTCGCGCTTGGTAGGAATCTCGAGATCATCTTCGAGATTTTGTTCAGATGCGAGTAATCCAACCATTAGTTTACTAATAGAAGCAATAGGGAGTATTGCGTCCATATCGTGTTCTTTGAGCACCACGCCTGCCGAATCAGCAATGATATAACTCTTCGCACTAAATTCCGGAATAGGATATTTTTTCTTTTGCGGTTGTTTGACTCGTGCATCGGCAGTGCCTACCATGGCAAGTGTCAGAGCAAGAGTTGTAAGGAGAAATCTCATATTTTATTATACTAAAATATGATAGATTTGTCAAACGGCTTAATGAACAACGAATCCTTTAAATGGAATTCATCGTTTAGGCCAAGATTTCTTGTTATATCTGTGTCCCAGGTAGCAAGAATATTAGTTGATACAATATAGAAAACGGTAAGAGATTCAGAATCAAATATATACTCAATCGTCCTATCCACTATTAGATATGGTGAGACCTCAGTCGGTCGTTGTATTAGGGTCCATATTTTTCCGGTGCATGAATAACGATCGAGTATTCTAAATTCCTCAATAGTGACTAGTGAATTATTCTTTAGGATAAGACTAATTTCTTTCACTTCGCATCATTTATCCTGTTATAAGACCTTGTTCTGACGATTGCCATAGTGGGCCGACAGAAACCCTGCCGTAGGTCTTTACTGGTGCTGTAAGTGTAGTTCCATCATCGAGCCTGAAACTAATATGACCGGCGCGATTATTATCGTACAGAAAATTATCTGTCACCATGACCATAAAGGTTCCCATAGTATTATCTACGAGTATCATATCTCTTGTGGTAAATTTTACACTTGCAGGATGTTCTGGATACCAATTGACGGAGATAATCCTGTCAAGGTCTGACCCAGTGACTTTGAAGTAGCTCGGAACGCCATTGGTAATTACGATGCCAACTATCCCCGAGCCATTGAATGGTGAACCTGGTAACGAAAGTATTGATGCGATAGTTGTCATCAACTATTTATCGCAAAAGGAATCTATCTCCTATACTTGTCTTTTAGTTCATCCGAGATATACGAGATACGCATTTTTCCAGCAAGTGCTGGGTTCTGGAGTTTGATGAGCGAAGCAGTCACGGAATTGATTTTTCCAGAGACTCGTTTATAGTTCCAGTGAAGACCGTCATCGTCTTCTTCATATTCATCGTCGCACTTGATAAGCCTAAAATCATCACCAAGCGCAGTGAGTTTACGGAGCTCTTTGTAATATTCATCTAATGTGAATAGAAATTCAACTAAGACAAATTCTTTCATAGTTGTGTTTTACATGCTGAATTGAACTCAGCGAACTTGAAGTCTTTGAGGTCAAACACAACAACATATTTGGAGAAATCATTTCCTTCCCACGAAAATTTGATTGTCTTTCCTTGTTTCATAGCAGCAATAAGAGAGGGTTGATCCACGGTATTAGAATAGAGTAATGAACCTTCGTGATACCATTTTTCATTCAATCCAGCGGTATTATCCACCGTAATATTTATTTCGTGCATTGGATTTACCATTAGCGGTCCGTTCCAAAACACAGCAATTATAGGAGAAGCATTTTCCTTGCTCTTTGTAGAGCAAACAAACCGAAGCCCGGCGGCAAAGTGGTAACCACTTTGCCGTGTCCTGGACATTATTCCACGGGCATACACATGATAGATATATCCGACGGTTTCTTTATTGGTATTAGATACCGTAGATAAGGACCATGCTGAACTTTGCCCCAATGAGGGAAATGAAGACATCGCAATAAGCATACCAGCAATAAAAGTTTTCATATTGGTTCCTAAGGTATTATAGTGTATAATTTATTACAAAATATGTCAATGGAATCAGGTAAATAACATAGCATTTAACATTTATGTCACAGAATATTTATATCCTCACAGATTCAAAAACTAAACCGCTTGCTGATCGTATTGGCAAGCAAATATCAGTGAATGGAATATTTGAATCTGAAGGGTTGGAACTAAATGAAACCGTATTATTCAATATGGCCAAAGAATGCCCGACCGAATATTTCTATGTCGTATTATCTTCAAAGGAAATAATCTTTTCCGAATCTGCGTTTAACTTTAAACCTCCACACTGGGATAATGTTTATTTACATATGTGGAATAATGATCCAGTGGTAAGACTCTTTAATACCAAATTGGTAAAAAATAATCCATCTGCCTATACAGACAAAAAATTAATAGCAGGGGAGATAAAATTAAAGAAGATAATCAAACCTATGTTTGAATATCCTTTATTCGATATTATATTTCTAAGCTATGATGAATTCGCAGCAGATGAGAATTTTAAGAAATTAAAAACACGATTCCCGCGAGCTAAAAGAATAAATGGTGTAAAGGGTATTCGCGAAGCACATAAAGCCGCAGCAAAAATAGCTTCGACATCCATGTTTTATGTTGTTGATGCTGATGCTGAAATTAATCCTGCCTTTACTTTTAATTCACAACTCGAATACATTAACATCAATACGGTGTATATTTGGCACTCAAAGAATCCAGTAAATAATTTAGAATATGGATATGGTGGAGTAAAATTATTCCCCACTCATGCTGTACTTTCATATACAGGTTCGGCCGTTGATTTCACTACCAGTGTGACTGATAATGTTAAGGTAATACCGGAAGTAGCAAATATCACCTGTTTTGATACTGATCCATTCTCAGCATGGAGAAGCGCATTTAGAGAATGCGTTAAGTTATCAACAGGTATCATAAATGGACAACTTAGCCAAGAAACTAAGGAGAGACTTGATATCTGGTGTACGGTCGGAAATGGGGAATTTGGGGATTTTTCCATTGCTGGAGCCATTGAAGGTACAGCATTTGGCACCGCACATATAGGTCAACCGGATATGCTCCGGTTGATTAATGATTTTGAGTGGTTAGAAAAGAAGTTTAATTCTTAACAGAAAGTTCCGAGGATTTTTTCAACTGCCTCGTTAATATCCTTTTCAAGTACATCAGTGTTAATAAATATCTTAACATCTCTCATCTTCTTAAATGAATCTTCCATAACATCCCAAGAAACATTTTTATTCATTGGAATTGGGTGCGTTATTTCGTTTCCCTTAAGTTCAACAACATTCCCATCATAATACTGAACTAGAATTTGTTCAACATACTTGGCGGGTATTTCTTTAGCGTCAATCTCTTTTACAATACGATCGAAGACAGAAGGTTTAGCAATTCTACTAATCGCTTTGTCAAGATTGAAACTTGTTGTCGTCTTTTTAGTCATTAGACATCTCCCGGCTACCTTCTATTTATATGAAAAATGGCTGGGTTTAACCAGCCATTTTATGGTAGTACGGGTTTAGGCTGATGCCCTAGCTGCATCGCGCTTCAACTTTGCGGCAACCTTAGCATCGAGAATAGTTTCAACCTTCTCAACCTTAGTTTCTGCTGCCTTACGTTGGTCGCGTTCTTTTCGCTTTGCCTTACGTTCTTCAAGCTTTTCGGCCTTTAGTTCATCTGGCGTTGTTGGACGGCCGCGACCTGGTTTCAATTCAGGTGCGAGTGCATATGCTTCTTCGCGTTTAGCAGATGCGTCAGCTTCTAACAATTCAGCTTGGGTGATAAGACCCTTTGCGACACCTACAGGATCTCTCATTGCCGATGCCACGGTTTCTTCTACCGTTGTTAGAGAATCGCGAGCCTGTTTAGCTTTGTATTCTGCTACCTTGCCATCGATAGTAGCATTGATAAGTTCCAATGGTACTGCTTGACCTGGTAGTGGAAGCATCTTGATGTTTGATACAGGTTCCTTACGCAAAAATCCACGTTGGTGAAGAGCTGTTAGGCAATTCAATCCATCGGGGAATGTTCTACGATTCAGCACTTCATAGAAATCATTAGTTTCTACTGCTTCTCTACTATTTAGACATTGAATGAGGTAATCATGATAGCTGTCTGGAAGGCGTTCTGTTTCGACAATCAAGCAACTTGAATCATCATTTGGAAGCTTTCTAAATACAACGGCTACACGAACTCCGGTGTTGGCGAGTTGCCCCGCATGTTTTTTCAATCCTTCGATTGCCATATTTTCTCCTTAAAGGGCCGAAGCCCCTTGATTATGCTGCGGGTGTTTCTGCTGTGGCTGGTGCAGCGGCCTTTGCTTCTTCTTCTTTCTTCTGTGTGCTTTCAACATAAGCTAAGAATCCCGATAGCTTGTTGTAAGCGTCGCCTACCTGTGAAAGTTCGCCGGCTTGGAATGCGCCGCGACGTGAAGCCAAATCAACAATACGAGCAAGGAGTTGAAGATCAGCAATAGTAAGCTGAACTGGTTCCATTGTTGTGGTTGTTGGTGCCTCTGGCGCTGCGGTAACTGCTGCTGGTGCTGCTGATGCAGCCTTTGTCTTCTTTGTTGCCATTTTTATCTCCATGTATGGTTGGTTAGAGAGAATCATTCTCTGCTATGATTACTTATCATCTATACCAAAATATTCTGATTTTATTGGACGAAAACCGGTTCTTTTTGATATTGTATAGGGTTATATCGTGAAGAAAGGGGCTCTTAGAGCCCCTTTCTATGCTGCTTTAACGCAGGTTTTACTTCTTACTATGACCATCAACGCCAGGTTGTGGCATCACCTTGATAAGATGTTCCGGCCAATCGATGTAAAAAGCCCACTCTGCATCACGAAGATGTATCGGCAAAGTCTTTCTCTTTGCTAAGATTTCGTAATACGTTGGCCTCTTTGGCATCTTCTTTGGAACGATCTTCGCATCATTACCCTTCTGGCTGTTACATTCCTTACAGGATGCACAGACGTTGGTCCAGGTAGTCTTACCACCAGATGACCGGGGTACGACGTGGTCAAGCGTCAATTCAGACAGCTTAACCTTGCCGTGTTGCTCCTTACATCTCCAGGTTGTTTGAAGTTGGCAAGTGAAATCATCACGAAGGTAGACGTTGGAACGACTATATTTCAGGTGCTTACTCCACTTGACCTGTTCCGTAGCAATGATGATTGAAGGGACTTTCATCTCCAGATGTTGTGATCTGATAGTCCAGTGCTCGTATTCTTTCAGGATACGAACCTTCTCAAGAAACACAAGACGCATGGCCACTTGCCATGTTACCACAGAAAGCGGTACATGAGATAGTGGGGTGCCGTCAGCGTTTAGAAGTAAGGTATCCATAATTCACCATATTGTTGTATGCAGCCCGTCTTGGGCTAGTGCTAGTTTACTTGAGACAGGCTCATGTCGTCAACTGATGTAAACCAATCTGCAAATTTTAGGTATTTTTGAAATTCGTCGGGAATTCCTTTGAGGCGCATTATGGTTGCATCCTCATCATTTACAAAATCTACACGAATAATATCATTCCATGCTGTTTTACCGCCGCCGTCTCCGGAAACTATAGCATATTTGATTTCGTTATTTCCTATCCTATCTGCCCAATCTTCAAAGAACATTCGAAGAACGTGTTTGTTATTTGGCGTAGCAATAAAATGTAAATATATGGAAGATCGATACATCAAGGCCCTTTGATGTATTTATCCTTCATTTGATAGTGTTAATAACTTTAGGTTTATTGCCCGAATTGCGGCTAACGCATCACTCTTATATGCTTCCCGCTGTCGCACGTCGTTGTCGTCTGTACCTGCCCATAGTTCTTCAAAAATGCGGTCAAGCGGACCTTCCATCTTATGAAGAGTCTCTAAAGGAAGAGCTATTTCCTTCGCAGCCGATTCACCCATTCTATTACGGGCAATAGTTTTGGCAATGTATTCTATAAAATTATCATCTGTGGGAATAAAATATGTAGTCATTTTTTAGGAGTATGATCGACTAACCATTTAGTGATATTAATCGACACCACTGAAGCATTTCCAACAACAAAGGATGAAACTTCGTTCCAATTGAAAACTACATACAGAAAAATAATAGCAAAGATAAACGTTTTCATATTTTCCTTTAGCAACTACAAGACAAGAATGTACCACGATCATCATCCTCAATCTTTGTTCGTTTGATAATTTCGTATTTGTCCCAAAATTCATCCGGAATTGAATATCCTTCGAATGTACCGCCTCTAACAAGATAATCACCCGATGATAGATAATCATCAGCACCTTGCATGATTTCATCGTATGTAGAATCAATTCCTTCGGCGAAATCAGTGATCCACTTTTCTTCAGCTGGGTTACCTTTTAGCTTCATAAAGGTAGGTTCCATAGAAGCTAATGCTTCTTCCTTTTCAAATGCAGAATGTGTCCACTCGTGCCTAAGGCTAGTAATGGTATTTGGAAGGAGAAACATGTAAAACATCTCTCCTTGTTTGACCTTTTTACGAAGGAATGGATCAACAATGCCAATAATCTCAGCATTGGTACCAACGGTATAGGCATCACCCGTAAATCCAATACGGGCACCCACATCCAAATCTTCCCCTGCGGTTACGGGAGCCACAGCGATATGAATCGCATCTCTATGTTGTGGTTCGGTGATTAGACTACCGAGTTTTGGAATCTTATCCATTGTTTTCTCTATATGTTAATAATCAGCGCTCTGTATTACGCTTGCAAAGCACGGATTTTCCGCCTTTTTACCGCAAGCAACCAACATTGCCGCAGTCAGTACACACAGAGCAAGGCGCATGTTATTTCCTATTTTGTGGCGAATGACTATCCGGTTCATACCAGGCAGTCATACCAAAAGGTGCCACCAAACGATGGGCAGTATCGCCGTGAATCAGGAACAATGTGTCGCAATAGAGTTCATCACCCCAGCTACCACACGGATATCCGTCCGTCATCATAATGAATCGTTCCGGTTGAATGTCGTTGTCCTTCATGTACTTCCAATTGCACATGAAATCAGTGCCGCCGCCACCCTTGATGTCATATTCGTCAATCTCATCCAGGTTCTCTGGAGTGAACATCTGTTCATTGTAGACACGGGTGTCAAAGCACCAAACACGAAGTTTGAAATCCATGAATTGCTGCATGATGCCTTTGACTTCACTGAGCAAATCGCGCAGCATCTCTTCAGACATGGAGCCAGAGCAGTCAATTGCAACGGCTGCTT